GAGTTTAATTACTTGGTTAAGGGATATTCTTGGCGTAGTTTTAAGCTATCTGCCACCGGTGATTGACGTGATTTTTAAAGTAGTTGCAGGTGTTATTGATGTACTACACACTATTTATGTTTTTCTAGAAAAGATAAAAGTTATTTGGCTGGTGGCTAAAATACTGGAATTGGCCTGGTGGTTAATTAAAGAAATAGGGAAGGGGTTATTATGGGTTTGGGATCACGTACTGAAACCGATTTTTGATAAAATCGAGCAGTGGTATGAAAAGCTAAAAAACTGGCTTGGTATTAAAGCTACTGCCGATCTTACTACCACTCAAACCGTAAAAACTACCATGGAAAAAATGGTGGGTGATGATCAGAAACCGGGACCATTGGCAAAAGGACCAAAAACAACACCAGGCGGATCCTCACTCGGAAGCGCGTCTTCAAAAGTAACCGGCTCAAAAAGCACAACCTTTAATATTAAAATTGATAAGCTGGGTTGTGACTTAACAATTAAAACCACCAACATCAAAGAAGCCGCAGGTAAGGTGCAAGACATTATCACTCAAGCTTTGCTTTCTGCTGTGAATGACAGTCAATTAGTGCTGGCAGATTAAGATTTGTTATTGATTGCTGAAATAAGGTCCTTATTTCGCCTATCGGCATAAAAGCGGTTAACAACCATAAATGCATGAATTATTGCACCAATTATTGTAAAGCATAGCAATAGGTTTAGAAAGAATGCTCCCCATTTTCCGCAGCTTATTACAGCCACTGGCGGCAAAAACAAACAAAAAAAATATCTCATGATCAACAAGTTTAGCGATCAAATATAGTTTTTTTCAAAACAAAAAGGCCATCGCAAAATTGATGGCCTTTGATCTTAATAAGGTTTACGTTATTTAATAGATGGATGGCATGCTATCAACATTGTCACCAACACGATAATCCAATTCAATAATCTGCCTCAAACCTTCGTCTACAGAAAATTTATATTGAACTGATTTGATCATATATCGGCCCTGGCGCTCTGGTAGTACAGCATCATAAATTTCGGCGATATCGCCCTGTCTGACAAATGGCACCCCGAATGTGGTGAACTTTCCACGCAACCCAGTGTAATAATACCGCTGCAATTCTGCCTGAGCCAATGCAACTAATTTGTTTGGATCTGTTACGTTCCAAAAATAGAGTGTGCGCCGATCGCCGGTGTAATTGGCTGGAAAGTCTGCCTGTTGCCCGGGAGGATTAATTTTAGAAGTAAACTTTCCATTTTGATAGGTCACTAACGCCTCAAGTCGTTGCTGCTTGGTTTTAGTTGCTCCATCTTTTGTAGTACCGGTAACCGATACTTTATTGATTGAATAGGCGAGTGCCGACAATACGACGTCATCCTGACGTGCATATTCCAGCTCGTCGCTTATAATGTTTCCTTGAAAAACAAATTGATAGGTATTACCTGGTGTTTGATAAACCACAAATGGTCCGCAAAATAGTTGTGGGACTGATTGCACCAATCCTGATCCTGCGGCGATTTGCGCCGGCTGGCCGAAATAAGATATAAAATGGTAATCTTTATGTAGCCTGGCCAAAACATCCATTACCGTTTCATTTTGGCACCTGAAATCGCCTATGCTTGTTTGTGCAGTTTGGTTTACAGCATAGCCTAATGGTGCGACTAGCTCAGCCAGCATTGTTTCTAAAGTATATTTTGACCCTAAGAAAAGTTTGTTGGGAGCCGGCAACTGCTTCAGCTTAAACATATTATCTTCACACTGAAGGGTGTACGGCTTTTTACTAGTTACACTTCGAACGTATCCGGAAAATATTGTAGCTGTGTCTGTAATGGTTTGGTTGTTTAACTGATAAGTGTAACCGGCCACTATAGTAATTTCGTCACCTTTCATAAATAGCGGTGCTCCAGAACTGAAGCCTCCAATATTAGTAGCAGTATTTGCCGGGTTAACAACTACCGTTCCTGTTGTATCGGTGTAAGCAAAGTTTTTCGGAAGAGTAATCTTAAGTTCATCTGTAAAATCCCTCCATGAATTATTTGCCTCAAACTCATTTACAAAATCCAATTCAAACTCATACCAGCGGGTGGGGAAATCAGCAGTGGGTACCTGGTTAATAAAAATCTTTACGGTAACGATTAGCATTTTACTTAAATCTTAAATTCACCGGTTTATCTGAAGATGCTGATATGCTTATTGCCTGGCGCGAGTATTGGCCTTCATCCTGATTGATGTCATAGCTTTCAATCACCATGTATTGAATGCCAAACTTATTCAGGTATTTGCTGGTAACAGTTATTTCTTTATTGCAATTGCACATTGTTACAATGTCTTGAACTGCCTGCTCAGGGTATACCCCATTATCGCCACAAATTATAAGCCTGATGGATAATGAATAATCGCCCATGCCGATATATTCTTTGATAGTACCAGCCCGGCCCTGAATTTGAGTTTTTACTATGTTTTTGGTTTGGTTTACTGATAGCAATACTGCCTGCAGTAGAATATCAGGAAACGTCACAGTTATGCCTGACTCATTGGTATAGGTTTGAGAATGAAATAAGATATCTGATAACACAATTGTTCCCAAGGGCGAATTATATCCAACACCTGAATCCTGCGCCACAACATTTAAGTTTTGTAAGAAAAACGCCCGTTGTAATTGATCAACTTCTCTAACCAGTGTAGGTATGATCAGGTTTCGTGATACCTGCAGCGGTTCAGTCACGATCGGCGGTATGTTGATGGGTAATGTCATGATATAAAATTAATAAAATTGGCGCGCATTTATGCTTAAAAGCATGGATGCCATAGTTAATTTCAAATGTACCGTACATTTTTTGAGGTAATTTAATCAACAGCCTTCTGGTTATTTTTATGCTTTCAAGCATTAGCCTCATAATGAGCGATAGCGTTATCAAAGAGTCGATCCAAAAGCTGGCCGGCACTCATTTAAAAGACGAAATTCATATGGTTACGGCAACTGTCATTGCCGTCGATCAAAATTCGCGCACATGCACATGCACGCCAATCAGCGGCAAAGCTGTAACTGACCTGGGGAATGTTTTATTAATGCCTGAAGTTGATGACGGGTTTTTAAAAATACCAGCCATTGGCAGTACGGTAATAGTGATGTGGAGCACTAAAAATGTGCCGTACATAGCTATGACCAGCGCCCTCCAGATGGTGTATTTGGTAACTTTAGACGGCATTATACTAACAGGAACTGATACTGCACCGCAAAAAGCAATTTTAGGCGAAACACTGGTAGAGTTACTTGGCCAGCTGATCACAGCGATCGAGAATATTACGGTCGATACCCCATCGGGGGTTTCATCAGTTCCGCTTAATACGGTTGATTTAGAAAGCATCAAGCAATCATTATTTCAATGCTATTCAAGCATTGTTCAGATAGGTTAAAATGAACACGGATAAAATTGTAAATGATATCAATAACATCCCGGATTGCGAGACCTTGCAGGCTTATGTCACCGGTGTTGTGAACCAGTGCAATGCTCAGCTTGATCAGATTGCTATCAGGCTTGCTAAGATGGCTTTGCTTACTAATCCTGTGACGTTTATAGCTGCTTACATCGCACAAATAAGCGACGATATAACAACGCTGGAGGGCGTGGTCAGCGATACAACAGCCGGCCTTGCAACTATTACAGCCGCGGCCTTGGCCAAAGCCGAATCATTTACAGAATGTACAATTAGTATTTAAATAATCGGATGACACCCAGGTATGATTTTATGCTATTAGGCAATGATCTGTACATAGATCCTAATACCGGTGATTTTGTAATTGCACAATCTGATCAGCAGCATGTGCAGGATACAATATCTGCTTTTCCGGGGTGGTGGAAACAATATCCGGCCGATGGCGTGGGAATTTTCGCTTATCAGAATTCCAGTGGTCAAAACCAGGTATTAGCCCGGGTAATGATTCAGCAGCTTCAGAGTGACGGTTACCAATGCAATAGCCCGGTTATAACCCAGGCGCCCGATGGCACTTTAACGATTAACCCGAACATACAATACAATTAATAGGCAATGATCAGGACCTACACAGCATTAAGCAACCAAAACATCTATGATGTTTGTTTGATGACGTATGGCACATTTGATCAGCTTTTTAAACTGATCAATGATAATAATTTCGGAAGTGTAAATAACTATCCGTATGCAGGCCAGTCATTTACGTGGGATGATACGCTGGTATTTAGTCAGCAGGTTAGTATAAGTAATACCCAGGCCGCGGTAAGTTATGCAACTGCAGCCAACTCAACTGGTAATATCGAATTTAATATTCAAAGCAATGGTATACCGGTGAATGGATGGCCAATAGTTACGCCACTGGGGCCACCGGTACATGACACTGCTTATGATTATTATCTGTTTTTTAACAGTGATGCAAGGTGGGATAATTCGTCAAATACATTCACGGATCCTTATCTGGTTGGAAAATCAGGCTACGCGATTTATGCTCAGCAAAACGGGGCATTTTTCAGCGTAACTGAGGGAGTGGATGTGCATTATAACAGCGTTGCCGGCAGCTTTCAAATAGTATCGCCTGGCTTCTCATTATTGACAGGATACTACCTGGTGGTCTATCCAAACAAGTACAGTACAACTATACCATAATGATTAAAAAATGAAAAAGCTACTCGGTCTATTTTTCATGCTGCTTTCGTTCAGCGCATTTGCGCAAAAGCCCGACTGGGTACGAACGCCGAACGGGCCCAATACAATTGTCGATTGGAATTTAAAAGCAAAGTCATTGATTTTGCCTCACGGCACTGCAACTACGCTCGGCGGCAGTCAGGATAGCGTTGGCCACGTTTACATGGTGCTTAACCCAGGTGTCGATACCTCGCTATATATGTATGTCGGGGGCGGTGTTTGGAAACCGGTATCAAAAGGATCGTCGCTCAGTTTTACCAATGGACTAACAAAAACCGGCAGTACGGTTTCGTTGGGCGGTACTACAACGGGATTGATTAATATTAATATTCCAGGGCAATCATTTATAATTGGTGGAACGGGCACTTCGGCTCACCCTATTTTTAATATGCACGATGGTGTGCAAGTTCAAATGGGGTATGATGATAATACCACAAACTTTTTTGAATCTCAGTTTCTTTTAACATCGGCCTTCTTTGGTAATTCCGCTTACTCAGGTAAAATTGCTGGTGTTACAGTGACATCAAGCGCCATTACTTTAAACGATGAAATTGGGCTGCATGGTTTGCTTTATGAAGGTACCTATTATTCCAGCAGCCCTAAATGGTTAACGCCCAAAAGGTATGTTGATAGTTTGGTGGCGGCCGGTAGTAGTACTACAAATTCTCTTACTAACGGCTATGCAATTTCAGGCTCACCATTTAACGGCAGTACAGCCCAAACGTGGAAAGTTGATACGACTAAAGTAACAACTCAGTACGCGGTTCAGGATACGATATATAAGCATAAAGCTACGATCGGATATGGATTGCTTTATACCAGCGGGACTAATACGATATCGGCAGATACGACAGGAATAGTTAGTTTCAGCAGGCTTGCAACTAACCTAACGGGATACGTCAAAATATCGGCGCCACAACTTACATCATCCAGCACAACAGGTTACGTGTGGACAGCAACTGACGCGGCAGGGCATGGATCCTGGCAAGCGGCTTCTGGTGGCGGAGGCGGCACCACAACAAATGCCTTAACCTTAAACAATAGCGGGTCGGGCGCATCATCGGGAACCACATTTAATGGAAGTTCGGCAATAACAGCGAGCTATAACACTTTCGGTGCACCCGGTCTTACGGCATCCAACACCTTTAACATTAACTCACTTGGAACTACAATAGCGGCATCAAACGCTTCCATATTCGTAGCCAATACAACCAATGCCACATCAGGGCTTCAACAATATTCGCCACTTATTGGGTGGCAAGCTCAATACTGGAACACAACAGCATCTGCATCAAGATCGGTTGCGGCTTATTGGGGGCTTCAATCGCAATCAGGTACTGGTTATGCTTATTTAGCAATGTATACATCGGTGGATGGTGCAACTCCTGCATACAACGGTGTTGAAATAAGCCTTACAGGTTCAATGATTGTCGGCGCATTAACATCGAGCAGCACAGTAACGATGTCAGCTGGTGGTATTGGTGTAACTTCTACTGATGGTGACGTGAAAAGCAACGCCACAGCCGCGACAAACTCACTGGCTCAATGGTCGCGCAGATCGCGGCAAAGCTCATTTTATTGGACTGGATCTGCATCAAATCAGGCAGAAGCAATAGAGGAATTGCAAACCACTACCTCAAATACTGCTCAATATGTTATTTCAGGGCGTACAGGTGGTTCAGGCTCATTCAATCCATACTTCGGCATAAGTGTAATTAACGGCAACTGGAGCTTAAACGGAACGGCTGGGACAACTGGACAAGTTCCATCAAGCACAGGATCAGGGATGCAATGGATAACGCCGATATCTTTAACAAGCCTATCCGCAACAACTCCTTTATCATACAATAACACTACAGGTGCTTTTACCATTCAGCAAGCAAGCGGAAGTCAACCGGGTTATTTAGCATCAGCAGACTGGACGACTTTTAATGGCAAACAAGCCGCACTTTCAGGAACTGGATTTGTTAAAATATCGGGTACGACAATAAGTTATGACAACTCAACTTATTTAACTACCACAACTGCGGCTTCGACATATAGCCCGATTGCAGGTAGTTCGTCAATCGTTACGGTGGGTTCGCTTACATCAGGATCTATCCCTTATTCACTTTTGAGCGGAACCGTGCCGACCTGGAATCAAAATACCACAGGAACTGCAGCCAATATAACAGCGACATCAAATAGCACCTTAACGACATTATCGGCTTTATCGCTGCCTTATTCACAAATTACAGGTACACCGTCATTATCGGGTTATATTCCCTATACTGGCGCGACTGGTAACGTGACGCTTGGGTCAAATACAATCACAGCAGCAGAGCACATCACCGGTGCTTTAGGCTACAGCGATACAAATTTACTTGGCGTTTTTCAAAGTTCAGTTAATAGCTATAATCAGGTTGTTATTCAAAATACAAATAGCGGATCTGCTGCATCGGCTGATTTTGTGGTGAATAATAACAATAGTACCGCCTCAAGCTATTACGGTGACTTTGGTATGAACAGTTCAGGATTTACCGGATCTGGGGCGTTTAACGCGCCAAATATGGTTTACCTGACTGCGACTACAGGCGACCTTGCACTGGGTACCACTACTTCAAACGCAATCCACTTTGTGGTAAATAGTGGAACTACTGATGCTGCTACGATATCAGCAACTGGCGTATTTTCTTTGCCAGGCCTTACATCAAACGGATTGCTGAAGACAAGCGGTGGAACCGGGGCTATTAGTGTGGCAACTGTCGGAACCGACTATATCATCCCATCAGGCATCGTCGATCTAGAAACTCCCTCGGGAACTATCAACGGTAGCAATACCTCATTTACCCTTGCAAATACACCGGTTACGGGCAGCGTTCACCTCTATAAAAACGGCCAGCTATTAACGCCAACTACCGATTATTCAATTAGCGGCTCAACTATTACGATGGTTGTAGCCCCGATATCAACCCCTACCACTGATAAACTTTTAGCAGATTATAGAAAATGAAAAAGCTATTATTATTCTTATTCTTAATACCCGTAATAACTTTTGGGCAAACAAAAATACCTATTGGGCAGCTTGACAGTGCTAATAGCGTACAAAGCAAGGTAGGGCTTGTAGCAGCTTACAACAACCTAAAGGGCTGGATAAACCTACCAACCAAAGTATTATCACCTTACTACTATTATCCATTTGGGGACAGCTTTACATCAGGTACAGGCGCAACACTCCCAAGTAATAGGTACGCGAATTTGGATGCAGCTTTTTTAGGTGTACCGTTTACCAATCGCGGAATATCAGGCACAGGCGCTTACAACGTAACCGGCCAAGCATACAGCTTTGATGCTTACGGCTCGCTTGCTTCATTGCAAATTGGATTAAATGATGTGAGGCTTGGTGCATCGACTACCAGCGCATTAACATTAGCTAAAATCGGCAATGGCGTAAACAACGTAATAGCTTACCATTTTATTGATAGCACGTTTGCAGCAGGATCAGGCACACGGGTTACAACTACAGGAACATGGACTACTTACAATGCTCAGGCAGTTAGTGGCCTTTCAACTTCAGGGTTAACAGCTTCTTCAAGCGGTGCAACAATTACGGCAGTAACGTATGGACCGACGGTTGTAATAGGCTTAATAGGCACTGATGGAACAATTGCAACCTACGGGTCAGCAACTATTACCATTGACGGCACAAGCTACGGCACAATCAATGAAAATGGCCAAACGGACGCAATCACGGACGGACAGGGTAATAATAATTCATTGATGCCTTTTGTAAAACTTTACACCGGGCTAAGCGAGGGCAAGCACACGGTTGTTTTAACAACTTCATCCGCTACTCAATTCGTCGTTGACTATTTCGGCCAGCTAAAAAAGCCAGCGCAATGTTTTCCGATGGTGGTTTTTGATATTGCTTATGTAAATAGCACGGGGCAGGCTACCTATCCGAGCATGACCAATACCAACGTAAACAGCGCAAATGCAGTTATAGCATCCGATATTGCCACATTTACGGCACTTGGTTATCCTGTTTTCCATGCTTATACTAATACCTATTATATCTGCGCAACGGACGCATCAGCTGCTGATAACTTACACCCATCCGACAAAGGGCATCGGCATATATTTCAGGCTTTTTATAATGCTATCTCATCGCTTCAAAATCCATTTGTTCAGCAGGATTTACGATCGACGGCAACACCTGCATTTCAAAACGTATCCCTAAATGCACTTACTCAGGCAGGAATTGTTTATGATGCCACTGGCCCGGTTTTAGCAACAAACGCTACCGACTTTAATTATGGTTCAAATACAGCGGGGTATTTAGGCTTAGGTGTAAGTGGCGTGAACGCTGATAGTAAATTCAGAGTTTTGGATCCTACTGGCGCAGGGTTAAGAATTGCATATAACGCAACATCGGTAAATTATTATGACGCCAACACCCATAATATTCGCACAGGCGCAGGTAGTACTATTGCTCAGTTAACATCAAGCGGCGCGACATTTTATGAGAGCATTTTGCCGTCAACAGGAAGTACCTATAATTTAGGTTCATCAGGCGCAACATTCGCAACAGGTTATATAAATACTTTGAGCGCAACATCTGTATCAGTAACGGGAACGGGAACTTACACGGTTGCCAGTCTTGGTGCTTCTACATCAGTTGCAAACCTTTTAAGAAACAATACAGCAGCAATATCGGGGACACCTGTACAGGTTTCACCTTATGAAGAGTGGGACGGGCAAGGATATAATACAGGAACTACAACAACTCAAACTTTAGGTTTCAGGGCTTATGCGGTTCCAATTTCTGGTTCTCCTATCACCGGTACTTTTAATATTGATGCCAACGTAAACGGCAGTTATAACAACGTGGCAAAATTCACCAATGCAGGTGGCCTTACAATTAACTCATTAACTCCATTAGCCGGAACAAGTGCAGTAGCGCCTATAGTTTTAACATCGGGTTCGGACTTGACTACTGTTGCTGCAGGATCATTTGAGTATAATGGCACAAGACTTGCTTTTAGCCCATCGACAACGCGTAAACGTATTCCACTTTATACGGATGCTACTCCCACATCAAACTATATTTTAGTTGGTAACGGTACTGATTTTACTTTGACAGCACCGACAGGAACAGGTAGCCCGGTAGAAGCCGCCAGCCCGACGCTTTCAGGCACGCCACTTACCACAACCGCCGCTGTCGGTACCAATAGCACCCAAATTGCAAGCACAGCTTATGTTATTCAACATTTGCTAACTACTCGCACCACGCAGGCTATAAACGCCACAGCGACCGCTACAGCAGCGCAAATGGCCGGTGGATATATTACGTCAACATCTGCAGCAGCAACAACGATAACATTTCAAACGGCTACAGCCTTTGCAACACAATTGGGTGCAGCAGCTGGAACTACTTTTGATTTATACATCGATAATACAGCGGGTGCAAATACCGTGACAATAGTATTAGGTACTGGTATGACAGGCGTAAATAGCCCATCGTTAACCGTTTCTACCGGTGCATCGGGAATTGCCTTATATCACTTTACATTTTCGTCAACATCAGCCTGCACAGTAGTAAGGCTCCAGTAAAGCAAACAATAAAAAAGTCAATATGAAAAAAGCGATCTTAATCATCATCCTAATTGTATCGATTTCGGTACAATTAAAAGCACAAACCACAGCACCGGCAGCAGCTCCAGCACCACAACGCGTGAAAGAAGACACCGTAACCCTTCGTATGCCTAAAAGCAAGCTGCAGCAGCTTTATGGCCTGTTGGGTTTTTACACACAAAACATTGCAACCAGCAGGGCCCGATCGGTTGATGTTGAGGATAGCAAAGAATCTATCAAAATATTGGCGCCGTATCTAGACGCGCTCGAGGCCGATACAACCAAAAAAGTAAAAGTACAGGTAATCATTTTACCAAAAACACACGGTAACTAAACCATGAAAAGGTTAATAGTTTTAATACCCCTATTATTTTGCTTGTTTGCCAAGGCGCAATATTGCGGTCCTTATACCGCGCACGCCAATATCAGCGAATCAAATCAATCGTTTCAAACCATACGTGGTGATAGTATCAATTGCGGATCATCGGCCGGTATATACCTTTACAATTGCCATGATATCCACATCACTAAATGCAAGTTTGTAAATGGCACAACCAGCGCCGGGGTTGGTATTTACCTTTTGGGTGGTTATAACATAACTATTGATAGCTGCTTCTTTAGCGGCACTGCATCCGGATTATATGCGCAGCTTTGTACCGGTGGAATTGCATTTAACTTAAACCATGCTTTAAATATGCAGGGTCCGCTACCGCGCGGGCAAATGGTACAATTTAGCAGCTGCAGCGGTGCGGGTAACCAGGTATTAAATAATATTTCGCAAGGGTTACCTGGTGCAAATGGCTATGAGGATCATATCAACGTTTACAGCTCAAGCGGTACGTCATCCAGTCCTATACTGATTGAATATAATGAGATTTATGGCAGAAGTTCATCAACAACGGGCTCAGGCATAACAGTTGCAGACGGCACAAGCGGCAACTACATTACTGTTATGTACAATACTGTCGTCAATTGCGGCTCCCATGGCATTCAATCAGCTGGAGGAACTTATGTCAATATCAGCAATAATACTATCTACAGTAAGCAAACAACTACAAGTTTGCTTGGATTAGGCTATGCAAACTATACCGGCGTTGCATCCAATAATGTAACGATGGGATTTAACCAAATTAAATGGATAAATAATAGCGGCGCTGAAGCTGATACACTACATCATTATCAGGCCGGATCTACACAGGTTTCAACGCCGGCAGCATGGAGCACTAACTATGTAAATTCGGCAATCGATAGTACAGTCCTTAGTTTTCCGCTTTGGGCATCATGCAGTCTGGCGCCGGCCATTGCCTATGCAGTTAGTAATTATAGCTATTACGCTGGGCATGCTATTACACTTACACCAAGTAATACCGGTGGATCTGTTACTTCCTGGAGCATTAGCCCGTCGGTACCCAGCGGATTGTCGTTTAGCACCAGCACAGGAATCATATCAGGAACATCGACGGCCGCACATGCGCTTACCAGTTATACGGTTACGGCAACCAACAGCTCAGGCAATAGCACTTATACGCTTAATCTGCGCGGTTATCCCAGTAGCCAGCTTATTTTATACGGTGGGGGGCTTTTACATTAATGCGCGCTATTAAATTATTCTATATAGCATAAATTACATAATTTCTTTTTTAACTTTATTTCACAAAATCAAAACAAAAAATACGATCATGACAAATTGGAAAACAACTATCGCGGGCCTACTTACAGGTGCACCGGTATTAATCGATGCGATTCTTTCAGCCTACACTTCCGGACAGTTTACCGGTAAAACAGTTTTACAGAGTTTATTTGCAATTGGCTTAATATTGATTGGCTACCTGGCACAGGATGCCCCAATTAAAACCGCGCTTGAAGCACCCGCAGTACAGCAAGGTTTAGGTTTTGCAAATACAATTGTTGGCCTTGAAAGCGCTTCGCATCCTACCAATGTTTTGCTAAATGATGTAAAACAAACGTTAAATACCATTGCAGCAAATACAGCGCCAGCTGCTACAGCAGCACCTGCATCGCCTGCACCAGGTTCGGCTTCTCCATCAGCTTCAAAATAAACGGCCATGGCAGATTTTAAAATCGCTTTCGGTATAACCGCCCGCACGGAGGGCGGTTATAACCCGGGAGTTAATGAAAATGAAACTTTCGACGGTATCGATCGTGGGGAAAACCCTCATTGGGACGGCTGGGAAATTATCGATGCCCATAAAAAAGCAAATCCCGGGGCATCCGTATCGCAGTTAAATAAAATCTTTGCCGCAGACGAAGCTCTGCAAAAAAATAAGCTTCAGTTTTACAAAACCAATTACTGGGATGTGATCAGCCTGGACAAAGTAAATGATCAGCAGCTCAGCAACAATCTTTATGACTGCTCAGTTAACGAAGGGGAAGGCCTGGCCGCCCGTTTCTTGCAACGTGCCTGTAACTCATGCGGCGGTCATACACAATTAACGGTTGACGGTAATATTGGACCAAACACAATATCTGTTACCAATTCATTGGATCCGGAAGCATTATTTAATAATGTAAACTCACAGCGCGCTGCTGAGTATGCGGAAATTATTGCTAAACAACCAAAAAAAGCCATTTGGAAATCAAGCTGGATGGGCCGTTTATTAACCTATAAAAAACCTGCATGACCTTATCGACATGACAACACACGAAAAAGACAAACTTGAAGAAGTATTAGAAATATTAGCCGGGCAAAATCAAACGCTTACCGAACAGGGCACAAAAATATCTGAAGTCCATTCGACGGTCAATGAAATGAAAGTTGGCTTGGAAGGCAGTATCTATACTAAAGGCATTGTTAAAAGGTTAGAAGAAGTTGAACAGTGGAAAGCGGAAACCCACAGCAAATTAATAAGCCAGGAAGTTGAAGAAGCCGGTAAAAAAAAAATAAAAAAAGATTTTTGGTTCAAGGTCATGGCAGTTTCAGCAGTTGTTTACGAGATTGTAGAAACCATCTTGGGGCTGCGACATTCAAAATAATAAGTAATATGAAAAGTCCTTTTGTAAAGATCACATCCATCACCCTGCTGATTGCTTTTGTGATGATCTGTTACCTGATGCTTGCAGGCTGCGCGTCTTATATCCAGAAAAGAAATATAGCTCGACAGCATCTGTATAATTATGAGTATCCCAATGAACTTGCAAAGGATTGCCTCGAACAGTTTCCAGTAAAAGATAGTGTTGGTAAAATTATATTTACGCCGGCCTTAAATGTTGATTATACTGCAAAAATTGATAGCCTTGAATTGCTTGTTAAAAACTTAAGCTTTTTGCTTGATACAAGGCCCGCAGCAGTCGACTTACCGGCGTCTTCAAAAAATTCTGATTTGAGTAATACTATAACTCAATTAAAAAGCACAATTGAAACCCTGAAATCAGCTTATAAACCATGCAAGCCTGATACGATTAAACAACCTATCTATAGAATAGATAATGCAGCAGTAGAAGTTTGGCAGGATAAATATAAAGTTCAGCATGACAGCGTAACTACTGTAAAGGCTCAGTATTATGACAAACAGAAGTCGATGGACGCTTGGCGCTTGATTGCGATTATTTGCCTGGTGGTGATCACCGGTTCGGTAATATGGAAGATTTACAAAGCTTTTAACGGCGGCGCTATAGCAGATACCGCTGGCGCAATAATTAAGAAACTATGATCTAAAGGCCACTGTTTGGAAAAAACCGACTTGTAGCGTTTGGCTGCATACGGAACAAGTACGCTCTGGCCTTTATTTTAAAATACTTTGTTTCATGGAGGGCTGGTTTAACATTGGTTTAGGACTGCTGATAATCGGCTTATTTGCCGCCTGGGCAGACAATAAAACCAAGCAACGCAAATGAACCATGAACAAGATTTGGACCATCTGGAGGCTCAGGCGTTATTGCGGTTACCGGCAATCAGGTAAAACAGCCTTTATTACGCACATCAGCAAAAATTATTAGTTTATGAACATAGAAGTTTACGATCTTAAATCTTTGGCGCCGGCACCAAAAGTGGTACCGATAACAATCAAAATCAGAAAAACAGGAATTATTAGTTTTCCAAATCACACAGCGGAAGCCCTTGGTTTGAAACCTGGTGAGAAAATTAAAATAATTCGAAACCTGGACGCACCATCAGAATGGTTTGTTGCCGTTACAGTCGATGATAATGCTTATGTGCTTTGTCAAAATAAGGGCTATATCTACATAGCCAATAAGATTTTGGCAGCACACCTGATCAAAAATATGAGCAAAAACACTAATGTTGAGCCGCCATCATTAACCATGCGTATAGTTAAAGAACCAATTGAAATAGATAGGTTCAAAAAGTGCCATGCAATTTTGGTGACCTCGCAGACCGAATTCATCAAAAAGTAAAATTGATATTTAATACCCCTAATTAAATGACAACCACAAAAGCACAACTGGATGCCGGAGCTAACTGGATAGAAATAGCCAATAACCCGGAAATTAACTTGCAAAAGTTTACGTTGACAGACCTGGAACAGTACACAAAAGAAAAAGCATTCAGCAATACTGCTTCAAGCGATTTTCACCTGTTTTATGTTGGCCGGGACAATGTTCACGAAATCTTAAAGCACGTATTATCCCGGGCAACAACTTCGATCTACTTAAATATGTTCGGATATGATGATCCGGAGTTAAACAATATTTTAATGGCCAAGGCCATGGACCCCAATATTACTATGCTGATCACACTTGATAAAAGTCAGGCCGGCGGACCAACGGAAGCAGCGCTGTTAAAAGCTAATCAGGAAAAAAACCTGGAAGCTTTTAACACCCATTTTGTTGTTGGTCAATCGGCCACGCATCAGATCAGCCATACCAAGGGATTTGTTATTGATGGTAAAGTAGGTGGCGAAGGATCAACCAACTGGAGCGCCAGCGGTGAAGGTATTTTTGTAGTAACCGGAAACGGTCAGGCTGGTGGCGTTGGCTATAAAGCTCAAAATAATACGCAATCAATATTCACAGATCCTGATACAATTCAACGGTTTACAGCAGAGCTGGTAGCTGAACATTTGGTTGCTCTCAAGCAAAATAAAAATTCAATGGCAAAATCTTAAATTTATAGTAAAATGAAAAATCGATTGTTAATATTATTCATGATTCTTCTGGCAGGATGCCAGGCTGCGATTGCGCAAAATACTGCACAAATATCGTCAGCGTTTTTTGCGAAGTATCCAGAAAAGCCTTCAGCATTTTGCACCGGCTGCACAATTGAAGTAAATCCTTATTACAGCACTATTACCGATAATAAACTTGGTTACTCCCGGGTAACCTACGGTAATTTTACACCCGCTAAAGAACAAGGTGTAATTGCAGCAAAGGTAGATAGGACCAAATATGGCGTATGGCATCCTTACCCGGGCCAGCCCGATTTAGGTACCTACTATAACGATATCAATAAAGGGATTAAAAGTTCAACTGCAAAATATGCAAAAGGGCATTATGACGCTTATATCCTTTGTGCTTATACGGTAGAAGGAGCAGTGATCAGCTGCACATATGTGGTAAATGAGGGATTGGAAAACCAAGGGCAAAACGCTGGCACTGAAGGAGAGGTAGAAGCTTTAACCAGGGCGCTCGTTGGTAGTAAATCTTCAGATGCTGCGAAAGTCAAATATTCGGGCCCAACTTTTCAAAAAGTTGATTATTGGAAAGGCGGATGGGTTGATCCTGGTAAAGCGCCAACTATTTTGACCGACAAAGGTATTAGCCGTGTTTATGCAGATGTGTACTGGAATTTATTGTCATATGGTGGCCAGATGCATGCCTATTGGTTTCCAAACAATATATCAGCATCGACCGGCTATAAAAACTATGAAATCCCCGTAGCTACGCTTATTCAGCGTCTGGGATTTAACCCAACAAAAGTGCTTCCAGCGACCAACTAATGCATCTGGAAGTCTCAGATAAAATTGCACTTGCTTGCTTTTTGGCAGCTGAGATTTTGCTGTGGTTTTTTTATTTTAGAGGTAGGAAAAATTACCGTTAATTTTTATAGATCAGTTTTTGAATGTGAAGCAGGGTAACGCGATGTTACCCTGCTTTTTTATTTACCATCAATTACCAATGGTAAATACTGGTAATAATCAACCCGTTTTTTGACCCAAAAAATACCGTGTTTTAACGGGTTGATTTGAAAATATACCGATTCGTATTTTGCTGGTTCACTAAACTAAACCACAATTAACATGAGTTCAAGATTGAAAATAATCTATGAAGAGGTATTGTTTTCACCGCCCATTACCAATTCTTCCCAAGCTTACCGAGAGTTTATGTCCATCTGGGACACCTCGACAATAAGAATTGTCGAAAAAGCTTATGTGCTCTTCTTAAATGGCAACAATCAGGTAATAGGGTATTATGATATCAATACCGGGACCCAGCGTGAAGTGTCTCTTCATATTAAGCTATGCCTGGCTTGTGCATTATGCTGCATGGCATACAAAGTAATAATTGCCCATAGTCATCCTTCGGGGTTATTGAAACCGAGCGAACTAGATATTCTTAAAACTAAGAAATTTAAGGAAGCCTGCGATTTGATGGATATTGAATTTGAGGATCATTTAATCGTTACTAATACCGGCTATTTCGGTATTAGTAACGATTAAATGATCCT